ATGGTCGATGTCGGGTGATGATGTCGAGGGTATTACTTGGCACACAGAGGGAGTCCAGCCGCTTACTACAGCGGAAGTACATGCAGAAATCAAGCGACTAGAGAAAGCCCAAGCCGACAAAATTAAAGCAGATGCCGCCGCAACCGCCGCCGCGATCGAGCACGCTAAGTCCCTTGGATTTACAGACGCAATGATAGCCGTCATGTACCCGAACCTAGGAGCACAATAATGGACGAAATACAGACCACAGAAGCCGACTTCGATACTATGGAAGCGGAAGCCCCTAAGCCTAAGAAAGCCGCTAAAAAGGCCGCTAAAACTACGGCTAGCAGCACAGAGCAAGCTAGGGACAGGGTAAAAGCAAAACTATTAGCCGCAAACCGGCCTAATAAAGACGATATGTTAAGCCGTTTGGCCCATGACGATTAGTAGCCCAGCCGACCTAATACCGCTAATAGCCATTATTACGGCATTATTCGGGTTACTTGTCTGGATTATTCGCGCCCAAATATCTTTAAGTAGGCAATTCGAGCCTAACGGTGGCGCAAGCATAAAAGACTCCCTAGTACGCATAGAGCACGACCAGCGCTACCTACGCGACCGCCTAGACACACACATAGACCAACACGATCGGGGCAAATAATGAGAAAATTCGAGGAATGGCTAGCCGCAACCGCTAGCGGATCATTCGTCAAAATCGCGTCAGGAGCCGCACTAGGGGCCCTCCTATCATGGCTTACGACAGCCGACATTCACCCGCTAATAGTGGCTATCGGGGCCGCCGTGATCCCCATAGCAATAAACACAGTAAACCCCCAAGACCCACGATATGGAACAGTCGACTGGGACGATCTAGATGCCTAAACTATGCGCCGGTGGGGTACGGCTTAGGGATCAAATAGACCGCCGTTGGCCTAGCCGTGATAAACGCTCAGACGGCTGGATAGGTGACAGCGATCATAAAGCTAGGCAATCGGATCATAACCCGGATAAAGACGGCATAGTGTACGCGATCGATATAGACGAAAATCTAGGGCAAGGCCCAGCCCGTAACGGTCGCACAGCAAAGAAGCTAGCCGACCAAATAATAGAGTATGCCATGTCGGATCTACCAGGTCATAATCGGATTAAATACGTGGTGTACGAGAACCAAATAGCCTCGGGCACCTATTCTGGCTCATGGTGGCGGTGGCGGGGAAAGGGCTACGGACACACACAACACATACATATCAGCTTCACACAGGCCGCTAAACGTGACTCCACTATCTACCCCCTACCAATCCTCACAAATAACCCGGCCAAGAAAATAGCTTGGAGTCGCGCACTCAAAAACGCTAGAAAGTAGTAACATAAATCCCGGAAGGGGTAAAAATGAGTGAATACATTCGACCGGCAGAAGCCGCTAAAATGCTCGGAGTCAGCCGAGACACAGTAAGAAGATACGCAGATAACGGGGACATAACCGCCATAAAAACACCCGGCGGACAGCGGAGAATCGACCGTGAATCGGTCGAAGTTATCCGAACTCGAATATCGTCCACAGTAACGGTTATCAGAGAGTGTTAGCCGCGATCGTGCTTACAGCTGCGATCACGCTAAATCCTGCCACAGATCACACAAATACCGAAGGTTGGCAGGCCTCCGCGTACACTGGCAAATGGTATGCCCAAAAATGGGAGCCGATACGAAAGTGTATTGGGAAAAGGGAATCAAACCATAATTATAAAGCGCGTAACCCAATTAGTAGCGCTATGGGCCATTATCAATTTTTGGATAGTCAATGGCGGGTCAGCCTGACACACATGATGAAGCATGAGGCTAAGTCAATGTCAGAACGGCAGGCTATAAAGAAATTACGCGAGTATCCGATTGCTAAATGGTCGCGTTACTGGCAAGACCGGGCCTTCTATACGGCTTGGGCACATGGAAAAGGCGCTCACCATTGGCGCACAACAGCGGGAGGGCCGGAATGTATCTTATTAAGGGTGAACTAACCGAAGAATTAGAAAGCCGTTACGCGATACGGGAAAACGAAATAGCTCGTATTTTGTGGAATATGGGTGAAGCGTTCACAACGGCTGAATTGGCTAGGCCCGAAGCACAAGCAATAATACATTGGCTCGAATTACGGGACGTTTACCACACGGAGCCCAGCAGATATCGATCTAACCCCGGCGAACCGGTAGAAGCATTCGAGGAACGCATAAGAATATCGAAAGAATTAGAAGATATATTTCCGGCTTACCGTGTCGGTACTTGCGCGAACATTTGGCTATGGCTTATGTTAGGCGCGAATGGTACCGATACCAGCGTGGGGAAGCGCACAACCTCTAGCCAAGACTAGGGGATCGGAACTATTCACTACTCGGGAGGAAAACACATGGAAGCATTATTTGACACTATCGGCGGCATACGCATAGACAGACCCGAACACGGCTGCACAGGCCCTTCATGCTCGTGGTGTGCATACCAAGACCAGATCGCAGAGCAAGCGGCACAACCACCTCGGGCTAAGTTTGACGAAGCATGGCTAAGGGCCGTTACTAAATGGCGCAAAGGCCTACCAATAGGTGGCACATTTACAGCGGACGATCTAATAGCCACATATGGGCACCCGGTCGGCCACCCTAACCAAATAGGTTCCCTATTTTCATGGTGGAGTGAGTCGGGAATAATCAAGGCCGTAGGCCGAGTACCGTCACAGCGTGCCACGAATAATCGGCGCTCGATACAAGTATGGGAAGTGATGTCATGGAGGTAGAAGTAGCCGTAATCTGTTTACTGTTCGGGCTAACTATCGGCCTATTCTGGGGATACCGGGGCAAGAAGTGAGCGGCTACAGCATGGACGGCTATGTTACCGTCCCAGAACGAATAGCCCTATTTTACAAACGTTACCCGGAGGGATCGCTACAAATGGACGCGCCCGAGTTTACCGAGATCGAGGGCAAACGGTGGGTAATAGGCAGGGCCTACGCCTATCGCACTCCTGACGATCCGCGACCAGGTATCGGTACGGCTTGGGAGCTTGTCCCAGGGACTACCCCATTTACTCGCGGCTCTGAGATTCAGAACCTTGAGACCTCGGCTTGGGGCAGGGCTTGCGGCAGTTTAGGTATCGGTATAGATAAATCTATAGCGACTTGGGACGAAATCGAGGCCGCTAAAGCCCGGAGGGTAGAAGTATCTAAAGCACCTACACCCGTAGATGACCAGTTTTATGTAGATGTCCCGCCACCTGCCGAGCCTCCGGTCGATGACGCTTGGGGTAGCACGAGGCCTATCTACACACAGAATGACCCAATAACCTCGAAGCAAATCGGTATGCTTAAAGGCGCGTTAAAGAAGCATGGCGCGGAATCTAGTGACGCTGGGCTAGGCATGATCAACGATCACCTAGGCACAGCCTTTACCAGGTATGAGGACATTACTAAAGGTGACGGCTCTAAGCTAATAAAACACTTTATGACCTAGGCCGAGGTCGTAGCCGGTGATACCCCACGGCTCGGATCATTATGGGGAAGCCGCTTAACGTGCATGACGGAGGAAATAGCACACGTTGCGGGTAGCACAGCCGACACACCCGGCCACGTAGGTAGGGTGAGTAATGCACTAAACCAAACCACAACGGGAGGCCGGATCGGGCCCCAGCCCGAGACCGAGACGGCCGACCCAAACCAAGGGAGAGACAATGCAAAGCAAATACGACACACATTGCGCAATACCGCTCTGTACTTGCACCCACGACTACTGCTACAAAGGATGGATAGACACAGCCACAGGCACAACCACAGCGCCATGCCCATACTGTCGAGCCTCATTAGATGAACGCCTACACCGGGCCCAACAGGCTAGGGGTAAGGGCTACCCACCTGAGGCTTACCAGCGCATACTTGCAAGCGTAAAGAGATGACCACTACCAGGGGAGGGAGGGATAGCCAAGCATACAAGAATTGGCGCAAGCTAGTCCTAGCCAAATGCGAACCAATCTGCATACGTTGCGGATACGAAGTAGACATGACACTATCAGGAGCCCACCCAATGGGCCCCACCGCCGACCATGAGCCACCACTAGCAGAAACAGGGGACTTAACCCCCGGACTAGACGGAGCAGGAATAGCCCACCTCAGTTGCAACCGATCACACGGCGGCAAACTCGGAGCAGAACGAGCAAGAAAAAACAATTCACAAATAAAATCAAAGCCTAGCCAGTTTTTAAAGAAGTCCACTTCCACTCCCGCCGCCCCTAGATCGGAAGACACACGTCTGAAC